TGATGGTTGAGCCAGACGCGGGGGACACGTTCCCCTTGCGAATAAAGAGCGAGAGGGGCTTGGTAGCGTTCGTCGCGAAGGGCACCACTTGCGTAATGAAGCGGCTCCCCACACTGGGAATGGAATTGTCAATGTTCCAGGCGGCTGTGCCGCCGAACGGATCGGCTTGTCCGCCGGTGAGCGTCGGCGCGCTCACCTTCGTCCAGTTGTTGAAGTTCTCGGGGTCCGTGACGAGCTGCGTCCGCGCTGCCTCAAGAAGCGTGGTCCGCTGGCTCCCCTCGTAGTGCCGGTCTCGGAGCACCCCGCTCAGGTCGCTCGCCCCCACGGCCGCTGCCAGCGTGCCCGGCAGGCCCCGCCGGGTGCCGGCCGTCGCCCGCGCGAACGTCGCCGCCGCCGTCGCCTCGATCGCCCCAGGCGCGTACTCGAACATGATCCCGCGCAGCGCCTGGTGGAAATCCACGGTCGGGTTGCGGAGCTTGAGCCGGACGTTCCGCTTGATGTCGCTGGAGAGGCTGCCGAAGCCCTTCCGCGGCTCCAGCAGCGCCACGTTGTCGATGTAGAAGTTCGGGACGGTCTCGTCCGGGACGAAGCGGAACGTGTGCGCGTCCCGCGCCCAGTCGAGGAACTCCTGCCAGCTCACGGGGCCCGAGAGCGCGGTCTGGACGGGATTCGTGCCCGGCCCGTCCGGGATCCAGCGGACCTCGGCGTCGAGCACGTAGTCCCGCCCAACGATCCACGATGAGTCGATGCCGGCGGCTGACGTTTCGTGCCGGCTCCCCTCCCGCTCCTCCCGATCCGAAAGGAAGTCGAAGACCGGGTAGCCGATCCGGACCTCGTTCTCGAATGTCTGGCCCCAGAGGATCCGACTGATCGGCGCCATCTACGCGGGCTCGATGATCACGTTCCGGCTCCTGCCTTCGTCGATCGCCTGGGCGATGACGTCCACGAACCCGGGGCCGAAGATCGGGATCAGGTCCTTGTCGATCCGGAGAATGAGCGTGCCCGGCGGCTCAGGCACCGCGGCGGCAGGCGCGGCCGCGGTGCCGCCGCCGCCGCCACCCCCGGCGCCGACCGGGTTCGCGATCGCGTTGGCCGCATTGCTCAGCGCCTTCCCGAACGCGACCAGCGCGCCGCCGACCGCGATCGCCGCGAAGGGGTTCAGGCTCATGGCCGCGAGCTTCGCGGTCCCGAGCGTGATCAGCGCGGCGCCGAGGCTCACCATGGTGTCGCCCACGACCTTGAGGAGCGCCGCCCCGAAGCCCTTGAGGCTCTTGGTCGCCCCCGAGACGACGTCCCCAATGGCTTCCGCAAACCCGATGAGCAGTGAGGCGAGCTGCGGGCCGAGGCTCACGCGGACCTGTTCCCCCAGGGTGACGAACCGCTTGCCCAGGTCGCGCAGGGTGAGGCCGTTCCGCCCGATCACGGCATCGAGGTCGATCCCGAGCTTGATCAGCGCGTCGATCGCCGTTCCGTAGGCTGCGGCATTGGCCGCCGCTAGGTCGTAGCTTGAGCCGAGCAGTTCCGCCGTCTTGGCGTTGGCCTGCATCTGTGTGTCCATCGTCGCCAGGACGTCGGTCGCCTGCAGCATCGGCAGGGTCGGCAGCGGCGGGAGCGTGGGCAGGGCGAAGCTCGGGAACTTGACTCCCAGCGCTTTGAGCGGATGGCGCAGCCAGTCCGGCAGCAGGGGCAGCTTCGTGATCGACTTCCCGAGCGCCTCGAGCGCCTGGCCCTCCCGCAGCGTCGCGAGCCGCATCACGCCCAGGCTGTCGCGCGCTTCGGTGAAGGTGTCGACCAGGCCCGGCAGGTGCGCGGCGATCGCTAGCTGCTCGAACGCGGCCAGCATCCCATCGACGGCGTTGATGACGCCGAGCTTCAAGGCAGTCCAGGCCTCGAGCCCGAATTGCTTCACCTGCTGCCAGTGCCGGATCAGCAGGGCGATCCCGGCGATGAGCAAGCCGACCGCGACGATCGTCAATCCAATCGGGCTGAGGAGGAACACGAGCACCGGGCCCAGCACGGAGCCGATGAAGCCCGCGAGCATCGTCAGCACCGACCAGAGGGCGCCGAAGGCCCGGATGGCGGCGCCGATCCCGATCGTCACCGGCCCGATCGCCGCCACGACCAGCCCGATCTTGATGGCGAGATCCTGGGTGCTCGGGGAGAGCTGGGTGAACCACGCCACCAGCTGCCGCGCCTTCTCGATGAGCCCGCCCTTCGCCTGGGCGAGCTGCACGAACGCCGGCGTCAGGGCGTTCCCGATATCCCGGAGGAGCTGGCGGCCCTGGAGCGACAGCCGCTCCCACGCCTGCGCGAGCTCGCCATGGACGAGCGCGGACTGCTTGATCGCCGCGGCGAGCCCGCCGGCAATGACCGCGGCGAAGGGCGCCACGGCTTTCGAGATCTCGATCCCCGCCCGGGTGATCCGGCGGCCAATGTTCTCAACGCGCCGGGCGGCCTTCTCCATCTCTCCGTGGAACTCGGCGGCGTTGGCTTCGAGATTCACGACGAGGCTCGCGATCGTCATGAGGCCGCCTGTTCCACGCGCCGGGCCGCCTCTTCCATCGCGCGCTGGAAGGCCTCCGCGTTCCGCACCAAGCGGTCGACCAGATCCGCGATCGTCATCCGTGCAGTCTCCCCTTGCGGGACGCGCGCGTCACGACGTCCGCCGTCATCTCCGCCTCCCGTTCGTCCTCCGCCTCGAGCTGCTCGAATGCCATCCACTCGCTGAGCTTCCGCGAGGAGAGGCTCCGCAGCAGCCAGTCGGGATCCGCTATGCCGAGCGCGCGAGCGAGCCGGAAGGCGAAGCGCCGGGTCGGCCGCGCGATGAGTTTCCCAGGAGTTCCTCGACATCGTCCTCCGTGATCCCCGAGAGCCGGGCGCCGACCTCGTAGATCCGGTTGATCGCCGCCGCGCTCTTGCGGCCGAGCGCCGGCGCGTCGTCGTCCGTGAAGAGCCGGGCGCCCGTCGCATCCCGGCAGACGATCACCACGAGCTTGGCCCGGAGGTTGTGGAGGTTCACCTCGGCCTTGCGGCCGCGCCCCTTGACGCAGCTCGCCTCGAACTCATCGCGCTCCTCGCCGGTGAGCCCCTGCACGAGCACGCTCCCGCCCCACTCGGGGACCGGGCACGTCTCCGACGTGAGGTCGGAGATGCCGAGGATCCCTTCGCGTGTGAGCGCGCCGTTGGTCCCTGGTTCCTGCAACGGGGTCGTCATCAATCGTTTCCTCTGCACCCTTGGGTGGAGCCCGGCGGTGCGTCCAGCTCGCGGCCCGTGAGGGCCCGGTCCTGGCCAGGGACCGGCTCCCCGCTGGTGGTCCGGCGGCCTGCCTTTAGGACGTCGCCCGCGTGAGCGGCACCCCGTCGCTGCCTTGGATCGTGACGCTCGCCATCTCCATCTCGCCGACGCCCCCGCCGACCGGCGGATAGCTCTCGACGATCCCGTTCCCCGTGTAGCGCGGGTTCGTGGCGGAGACGCCCGTGCCCTTGACCGGGATCACCTCGATCGCGGTCTGCACCCCGACGAGCGGGAAGATGGTCGCGTCGATCTTCGCCGCGGCGTAGTCCTGGTAAAACTCCACTTCCATGCTCCAGTCTTTCAAGCCACCCTTGCGGGCCTTGGACGTGGAGCCCATCGCCGAGGCGTCCAGCAGCTCGGCGGAGTAGTTGAGCTTCACGCTTCTCACGTGGTCGCTCAAGTCCACAGTATTAATCTTGACGCTAGCGTCAACTAGGAGTAACGTCGGAATAACCCACCTCCAGATGAGGCACGATGGCGCGATGCCAGTGCGGTTGCGGAGAGACGATCCAGAAGCAGGCGCACCACAAGTACCGGCCGCCCAAGTTCCTCCACGGCCACCACACGCGAACAGCAGCATGGCGCGAACGGCGCCGCGAGAAGCAACGCATCACTCCGCCACGCGGATTCGCCCCCACTGGTGTCTGCACATGCGGCTGCGGTCAGCGAACATCGATCGCGAAGACCTCGCGTCCAGAATGGGATCAGTACGCCGGATATCCCATGCGGTACGTCCATGGCCATAACGTCCGGGGACGACGTGGATCGCTCGCCCGCACATGGAAGGGCGGCCGCTGGCGGAATCGCAACGGCTATTGGCTGGTCTTCAAACCTGACCACCACCTGGCCAATGGGCACGGCTACGTCCTGGAACACAGGCTCGTCTGGGAACGCGCACATCGGCGCCGACTGACAACGGACGATCATGTTCATCACGTCGATGGCGATCGGGGTAACAATGCTCCTCGCAACCTCTTGAGGATGAGCCGGGATGAGCACATGGCCTTGCACGCGACTCATGAGCTGACACGCGTCCGACGATCCACTGCCCAGCGACGGCGCTATGCCGATCCAGCGGAGCGACGCCGCACTGGTGAGGCCGCGCGGCGTGGCTGGAAGAAGCGCAAGCGCCAGAAGTAGGCCGATCATAGTATTCCGAGAAAGACGACGAAGGTCAGGCTGTTCCCGCTGCCGCCCGCGACGGACCACGTCGCGCGCCACTGATTGTCCGACGCGATCGGCCCCGCGACCGGGGTCGCCCATTGCGAGCCCTTGACGGTCACGGCGCCGAACGTGATCCGATCGGTCGGTGAGGACATCCCGCCGTTGTCGTCGGACTGACATTTAATCGTCCAGGTCCCCCCGCCGGCGATCGCGAGGACGTGCAGCGCGGCGAACAGGCGCTGCCCGCTGCCGACGAGCCCCTCGGCGAACGCCGTGCCGTTGCCGCCGACCGTCACGACGCCGTTCTTCAGGAGCAGCCCATCGACGAGCGCCTCGTCCGAGCCTTGCGCGTCGAGCGAGAACTTGAGCATCTCGCCGACCGCCGCGCCGGGCACGTAGCTCGCCACGCCCGCGCGGAAGGCGAACGCCGTGTCGCCGTCGACGCCGCTCGAGGGCACGATCGTGATCGGGATGCTGACGAGCCCGACCTTCCCGAACAGCACCTCGTCCACCAGGTCGGTCCCGCCGCTCCAGAAGCCCTCGGCCGCGAGCGTCGTGTCCTTGAGCCCGCCCTTGCGGGCCTTCCCGCCCCCGGTGGCAAACGTCGTCGCGTCCTGCAGCTCGGCCGCATAATTCAGCGCGATCTTGTTCAGGTCGCCCGTGAGATCCCAGGCGTCGAGGAAGAGTCGCGCGTTCGTGAGGACCTGGGGCGGCATCTAGCCCTCCCCTCCCGGGGCGGGCGCTGCGTCCACCGGTGCTGAGGGATTCACGAGCGTGTGACACGCGGTGCAAAGGAACTGATCGGGCGCGCCCATCACGCCCGCTGGCCGACGCTGCTCCTTCGGGTGCGGGCAGTCCACCGCGGCGAGTGCCGTCCCGTCCCCCTCGAGGAGTCCGAGCGTGGTCTCCGCAAGATCGCGAATCGCGACCAGCTGGCGTTTGACAAGCTCGAGCTCGGTCATTCGCCCTCGCGGTGGAGCCGGGGCCCGCTGAACTCGATGATCGGCCCGTTCACCAACGTCGGCCGATAGGGCCAATGGAGCGGCCACGCGCGCCATGCCGGCGTGATCAGTCCGAGCCACTCGAGGCCGGCGAGGGTTGAGTGCTCCGCCCGAAAGAGCCAGAGGGGCCGAATCGAGAGCACGATCTCGCCCCGATATCTCATCTCACTCCCGGTGCCAGAGGAGGCCGCATGGACAGCGCTTTCGTCTCACCACATCCACGACAACGTTTCATGGTTCGCGATGCCAAATAATAAAATCGAGCACGCGCTGGTGCAGCAGCGCGACGTCGTCGAGTCCCAAGTCCACCTCGTTCTCGAGGAAGCTGTCGAGCACCTCGGTCCCCGCCACGATCCCGCGCCAGCGACTGAAGCACGCGATCAACTGGATCGCGATCAGCTTCGCCTCGGAGTTCGATGTGCCCCAGGCCGAGAACTGGTAGCGCGGACTCGCGACCCCGGGATCCGTCCCCATGGCATGCACCCGCGGGCCGCTGATCTGCTGGTAGGTCGCGTAGGGCGCCGTGCCGTTCTGCGGGGCGACCATCGGGTAAAGCCGGGGCGGCGCCCCGATCAGGCCCTCGAGCCCCGCGTGCGCGTCCGCCTTGGCGTAGATCGCCTCGTCGAGCGGCATCAGGCCGTCCCATGGGGCGCCCGCGCGGCGAACGCGGCCTCGATCTCCGGCCCAAGTGTGCTCCCGATCAGCCGGACTGCGGTCTCGGCATTCTCGTCCGCCGCGGGCCGCAGGAAGGGATAGGCCGGCACTTGACCGATCACGCGCCCGCCGCCGGTGATCTCGCCCTTCCGGGGCCCCGACTTCAGAGCGCGGCGCCGACCGAGTCGCCCGCCCACGACGAGGCGGTGCCCGAACTCCACAAGGTGCGCGGTCGGCTGCTTCGTCCCCACGACGACCGCCGCCCGCCAGCCGGCCCGCTCCCGGACCTGGATCTTGATCGTGTCGGCCAACGCCAACGCTTCCGGCCGCCGGCGGGGGCCGCGGTGAATCCGGGCGCGCATGATCGCAGCATCCCGGATCGGCGTCGCCCCCGCGATCAGCGCGGTCTCCATCACCTCGCCGGCGACGTCCGCGGGCAGGTCGCGAAGCGCGGCCGCCATGGCCTTGCCGTCCGGGAACTCGAAGCGCACGTTCACACCCCCACCTCCACGCAGAGCAAGTCGAGCTTCCGGCTCCGTCCGGTCGGATCATTCGGCACCTTGATGTCGAACACCCGCGAGCCCTCGACCACGCGCATCTTGGCTTTCACGTCACGCCGATACCGGATGCGGAACGTCACCGTCCGCGTCGCCACGAGCTGGTCGGCCGTGATCCCTTCCCCCCCCGCGGTCTCGAGCCGCTCGGCCCGGACGGTCGCGAGCGTGGTGCCCGGCCAGGTCAGCGTGACTTCGCCCCGGGCGTTCTGGCCCTCCGTGGCTTGCTGAATCGCGATCTGGTGCCGCAACTTCCCAGCCTGCATCGGTCACCTCGCCGGAAAAGCAAAAACGCCCGCCCAGTGCATCGGGCGGGCGTCTGCCCTGTAGCCGCTGCGACCGCTCTTCGTCCCGATTACTTCCGCTTGTCCTTGCTCCGCTCTTGCCTGTCCCCTTCTGGCGCCGGTGCTGGCTGGGCGGCTGGGGGCTCACGCGTCGGCTCCGGAACAGCCGGCGCGGGCGACGGCGCGAATCCTGGCGCCGGTGCGTCCTGCGCGAAGCCGCTGGCGATCAGGTTCTCCGCCTCGGTGTCGGGCACATCGGCGAGCTGCCCGGCGGCATTGCCGCTCAAGTATTGGATCCGCCGCATCGGGCCTCCCGGGCCTTAGGACCGCTTCTGGAAGGCACGCACGACGTCGAGCTCGATCACGCCGAGCCCCGCGCCGGACGCCTTCGCGAGGTGGAAGTACGGCTGCAGCTTGAGCGCGGGAACCTGGTTCATGTTGAAGGTGGTCGACGCCGCCACCTGCACGCCGTCGATGTAGAACAGGACCTTGGTCGGGTCCGTGCAGTCGATCCGGTAGGCATGCGGCGCTCCCGCGACCACCGTCACGCCGGTCGACACCTTCACGGTCTCAGTGACCGTATCGTCCGTTTCGACGGTCACGACACCGTTGCCGTCCACCCGGAACCAGGCGGACTCCGCGACGTTGTCCGCCACGGCGTTCTTATCGCCCGCGAGGCCCCAGACCCCGATCGCGAGGAGCGTCGGGAGGGTCTGCAGCGAGAGGACGCAGTCGAAGATCGGCCCACGGTTCAAGGCGAGGGTCCGCTGATCGCCCCAGGTCAGGCCGGTCTCCTGCGCCTCGGACGTCGCGTCGAGCGGCAGGGAGACGATCCCATTCCCGCCGACCGTCGCCGAATCGGCGACGAGGACCGGGGTCGTGAGCCCAGCGGCCGAGACGTCGATGGCCGTCCACGTGAGCGTGGTGTCGATCGCCTTGCCGTAGAAATCGTCGTAGAAGGTGACGGGGGCGACCTGCCCGACCCGCTCGTGGAGCTGCTGCGGGTCGAAGTACTCGAGCATCCCATTGCGATAGCGGGCCTTGACGCCCATGTGGGTCTCCCGTTCCGGCCGTGCGGCCGCTCAGGTGGTTGAGCGAAACGAGGAGCCGGGGGGCCAGCGGCGGCCCCCCCGCGTCCAGGGCTTACGTGATCGCCGAGGCTTCGGCGCCGTCCTGGTACTTGTTGCTGATGAGCTCGATCAAGCAGCCACCCAGCAGGGCCGACGCCACGCCGGGCACGGACTTCAGCCGGACGTAGCCGAACCCCGTCGCCGCGAGGTATTCGGCCGTCGTGTAGAGCTCGATGATCTGGTTCGACCCGGCGAGCGTGAGGAGCCCGGTCGCGGGGACCGGCTGAAAGGCGATCGCGCCCACGGCCCCGAAGGCGGTCGTGACGCGATACCAGAACGGCACCGCCGTCTTGTTCGTCGGCACGACGTCGTCGCACGCCTCGATCGTCAGCGTGTTCGTGCCCGTCGCCCCCACGCCCCAGAACAGGATGAAGCGGACGAACTCGTATTGCTTCATGTTGATCACGTCGGACGCGACGCCCGCGCCGTTCACCAGGAAGTCGGCCACGGGCACGAGCCCTGCCTCGAAGTGCCCCCGTTCCAGCACGAGTGATCTGGGCATGGTTACCTCGCAGCCAAGGTGACGAACGGCGACAGCGCGGTCGCGCCCTTGTAGGGCGTGATCGACGTCTTGAGCTTCGGCGCGCCGTTCACGCGGGTCAGCCAGCGGAGCGTCTTCTCCCCGTAGATGAACCGCACGTGAATCGACTCGGCCTCCTGGATCCCGCCCTTCGAGACGAGCTTGTACTGGCTCAGATCGAGGAAGGCGATGTCGCCGACCTCGCCGAGCGCCGAGGCCTGCTCGATTTCGATGACGGGCCGACCCTTGAGTGTGCCGTAGGGCAGCCCCGAGAGACCGCCCGGGGGCATGTAGACGAGCATGCCGCTCGTCCCGGTGCCGATCTGCAGCTGGTCGAGTTGCGGGTTGATCTCCGTGTTGATGAACCAGACCCCGTTCGCCTTCGACCGGGGCAGGATCGCCGCCCACATCTTGCTGATGTTCTCCGCCAGCACCGTCTTCGCTAGCTGCCCCGTTTCCTTCGCCACCGTCACCAGCGCGCCGCAGTTCAGCACGCCGAGGCAGCGGCCCACGCCGTTGGCGCGGTAGATTTCATCGTCGAGCACGAACCCGAACTCGTCGACGAACGCCTCGCGGAAGACCCCTTCCATCGCGGCCGCGTCTTGCGACAGCCGGTCTGTCAGGTACGCGAGGCCCATCAGGTCCTCGAGCCGGACCTCCCAGAGACCGATCTTCGGCTTGGTGGACGTGACGGTCTCCGCTTCCGGCCGGCGGTAGACCTGGACGCCGCCCCACCGCGATCCGGTCGCGCGGCTCGTCTCGTTGACGTAGGGGACCTCGAGGCCGTCGGATCCCGCGCTGACCTCGTGCTTCGAGCAGCGGCTGGCGAGGGCCCCGGACTCAAACCCCGCCTTCATGAGCTCGGGGACGAAGTCCTTCTGGATCAGGAACCCGCCATCGACGCCGACGTTCGCGGACCCGCCGGAAGGCCCGGCGAACAGCCGGGGGTCGGGGGCGAGGCCCATCCCCGCCTGGACGATCGCCACGAGCTGCTCACCGAGCGAGGCGAACGGCTGGCCGCGGGCGCGCTCATCGCCGGTGACGCGGGTGACGGTCCGCTCGCCGCCCGCGGGCTGGCTGATGACGGCCACCGCGGTCGTCTCGGCCGCCTCGACCGCCTGCTCGCGCTTGATGGACCCCTCGAGCGCGAGCCGGGTCGCGTCGAAGGCCGCGTACTGCTTCTCCTGCTCGGCCGTGAGCTGCCCGTTGGCTTGGCCGTCGGCGACCTCGAGGATCGCCTTCATGGCCGCCACGGTCTCGGCGTGCTGCTTCCGGTACTTCTCCAATCGGGTCATCGGGCCGCTCCGCGTAGGGGCGGGTCCGGGCACGCAAAAAAGCGGGCGAGGACGCCGCGCCAGAGTCAAGAGACTCCGTTCGCTTCGGTCCTCGCCCGCTGTCGCGTGACGAAGGGTCGCTTCGGTTTTTACCGTTCGGGGCCGATCCGGCAACGCTGCCGCGCCGCTGGTTCAGCCGACCGACTCAATCGTAACGACCGAGCTCCCAGAAAGTCAAGTCAGCGCCCGCGCGTGGACCTGGGCCAGCTGCGCCTCGAGCGCCGCAATCCGGCGCTGATAGCCCGGCTCGGCATAGAGCGCGCGGAGCGCGTCCCCGCCGAACCGGCCGCCGGTCGTCCCGCCGACCTCGGCGACGACGGCCTGCCCGACGGCGTCCTCGACGCGGGCGACCCAATCGCAGCTGCAGACCGTGAGCGGGGCGAGGCTCTCGCCCTCGATGGCGACCGCGAACGCCCGCTGGCGGGCGAGGCAGCCCGCCGCATGGGCAACGCGGCGGCGGGCATGGATGATGACCTCCGCGATGCGGGCGAGGAACGCCTCTCGCACCTGGGGATCGCTGGCGGCCTCGACCTTCTTCGTCAGAGGATGCCTCCCAGGTCGAGGCGCTTCCGCAGGATCGCGGCACTCTGGCCGCCGCGGGTCGCCGCCCGATCGACGCGCGCGACAAGGCGCGCGACGGTCTCCTCGAACGTGGCGACGCGATCGGCAAGCTTCGCCTTGACCGCCTGCGCGGCCCCGAGTACCCGCCCCTCGCCTGCGAGTCGCGCCGCCCGGTGGCGACGGCCTTGATGAACCAGCCGTAGACCTCGTCGACCCGCGCGCGCATGAACGCCTCCGCCTCAGCGCTCAAGGGTTCCCACGGCGCGCCCTCTGTCTTGTACTTGCCAGCGCTGATCGCCGTGACCGCGATGCCGTCCTGGTCCAGGTTCCGCGACCAGTCCTCATGCAGCATGTACACGCCGATCGAGCCGACCTCGCCGCTCGGCGTCACGACGACCTCGTCCGCCGCGGAGCCCAGCCAGTAGGCGGCCGACGCCATGAGGCCGTTCGCGAGCGCGACGATGGGCTTCTCGGCGCGGCCGGCGAGGATCTTGGCGCCGAGTTCCGGCACGCCGCCGACCGTACCACCGGGCGAGTCGACGTCGAGCAGGATGGCATCGATCCGCGGGTTCGTGAGCGCCGCCGTCAGCTCCTGGTCGATCTCGTCGACCGACGCCCCGAGGCTCTGCGGGTGCTGGGCGATGAGACCCTGGATCGGGACGACGGCAATGGTCGCCGCCGCGCGGGCCGCCGTGCGGCCCCGCGCCGCGATGCCGAGCTCGGCGTGCAGTTCGGCGCCGGTGAACGACGCCCCCGCGAGCTTGCGCCGGAAGATCTGGGCGAGCCGGACGAGCGTGTCCTGTTCGAGCAACACGGGACCCGAGAGCGCGCGGACCAGCTGCACGATGCTGCGGTTGGGATCAGGCATAGACGTCGTCCTCCAGGAGGAGCGCGAACAACAGGTCATCCAGCGGCGCGTCACGCTCGTCCGTGAACTCCATCACCGCCGCCGGGCTGAGCGTGAGCGTCACGTCCCCGACGATGGCGTAGGTTCTTTGGACCCGCATCCGTGCGCGCGCCCACTGCCAGTTGAGACGAACGGAACCCCCGCCGAGTACGGCAGCCACGTACTGCATCGCGGCCGCCGGCGTGAAGCTCACCGTCACATGGCCGACCAAGCCGCGGCCTTCGAGCATCTGGGCCGCCGGGGTCACGGTGAGCGGGACCGCGCCCGCGCGCACCCGCCCTTCGAGCATCTGCGCCGCGGGCGTCAGGGTCAGGGTCACGGCGCCGAGGATCCCCCGGCCTTCCAGCATGGTCGCGCTGGGGGTGAGGCTGAGCGTCACCGCTCCGGTGATGCTGTAGGCGGCGGGCCCGCCGGCGGCGGCCGGCTGCTCGATGAGCTGACTGGCTGGCATCCCCGGGAGGCCGATATCGGTCACCAGGGCTTGGGCATACTTCTGGGTAATGGCGTTGGTGATCCGATCCGGCTGGCCCCGATTCGAGCGGGGCAGCAGCAGGCCGGGGGTCGGCACCGGCGTCGTGAGGATGGGGTTCGCGGCGCTCATTCATCCGCCACGCCATAGAGGTCAACCACGGCCGAGGTCCCGAGCGTGATGGTCCACAACACGAGGCTGGCGGAGACGGGAATCACGAGCCCCCGCGGAAAGATCCAGATCACGACATAGGTCCCAAGGACGGTGGCCTGGCGAAAGAACTGCGCTGGCACCGTGGGCCCAGTCCCCCAGGCGAGCGCGCTTTGGATGGTGCCCGCGGGACTGGCCACCTCCTCCGCAAGCCACGTAACGGGACTGGTCGGCGTGATCCCCCGGGCGGCGGGCCGACCTAGGCCGAACTGATCTTTCGTCGTCGGAAAGCTGCCGCTGAACCCGAGTTCGAGGAGCCGGGCTGGGTCGGTCGCCGCCGTACGGATCTCCCAGAGCGCGGTGCCGGACGCCCCGATACTGGGCGCTTGTTGGGCAACCGAATACAGAGCCACTCACTCGTCCCCCATCACGTGACAGTTGACGGCGCTCACGATCGAGAGATTCCACAAAACCAGGCTGGACGAGATCGCGATTACCAGTCCCCGGGGAAAGCTGAGAATGACGCCCGCCCCGATGGTGGCGGGGAGATTCACGCGCCGGAAGAAGTTTGCGGGGACCGTCGGGCCCGTACCCCAGGCGAGGGCGGTTTGCGCCGTACCGGCGGGATTGGCGGGATCTTCCGCGAGCCAGGTGATGGGACTCGTGGGCGTCATCCCGATCGCCGCCGGGCGGCCCACGCCAAAAATGGAGGCCGTCGCGGCATTCAGGAAAACGCCTAGCTCCAAGAGCGCCGCGCGATCCGTGGCGGCCGTACGGAGCTCCAAGGCCGCCGCGCCTGACGCGGTCGCCGTCGTGAGATTCGCCAAGCTATAGATCGCCATTAGGGCCTCTTGAGTCCCGGGACCAGTATGGACCGGCCGGGCGTCACCCGCTGCTCATACAGCGTGAACACCCCAGTCCCGCCACAATCCGGACATTCGAGATAGTCCTTCCCGCCAAGCCAGAGCATCCCCTGCTGGGCGCTCCCCCGACAAGTGGGGCAGGGTTGCTCACGGCGCTGGCTCATGCGGCCGTGACGTTGGGGGTCACTTTATAGGTATCCCCGGCGTTGATGGTATAGGGCCCGTTCGGGTCGATCTCGACGGCCAGCAAGCGTTTGGTCGCCCCCTTCGTGCAGACGAAGTAGCCTCGCACGGATCCGGTCCACCCCCCCGCCCCCCCGGTAAACGTCTGCTGCGCGTAGCTCCGCACGTCGGCGGCCCCGGTCCAGCTCGCATCGGTCAGCGTAATCCGGGCGTAGCCGGTGCCGGTGGGTTCCGTGATCGCGGCGTGCGTAATCGTCTCGTCCGGGGCCACATTCGTAAACAGCCCGAGTTCGAGATCCGCGATGCGGTCCGTGAGGTCGCGCTTGAAGACCACATCACCGATGAGCTTCTCGCCTTCATCGGGGACAAAGCCAGGCATGCGTTAGGTCTCCTTTTTGCGCAGTTCGGCCAACGCCGCCGCCCAATCGAGCGCCCCACCGGCCTCCATCGCGGTGCGCTCGAGCGCCGCGGCAACCCGGATCGCGACCACGGCCTTGGCCCGCTGCTGGTAGTCGCTCGCGGACTCCCCCGAGATGCGCGGCGGGAAGCACTCGTCGAGCGCCGCGGCGACTTGCTGCTCGAGCGCGGTCATTCCTCGCCCCCGTCCTCGATCGTGCCCTTTCGGAGCACGTTGCCCTTGGCGTCCCGAATCGTGACGGCGCGCTTTGATGGCCGCGCCGGCACGTGATTGAAGACCTGCACGGCGGGCGGCGTCACCGTGATGGCGGCGGGCTCGACGGTGACCGCCGGGGCGGCGACGTGGACGTCGACGGGGGTCGGCGCAGGCGCCGGCAGGTGGTTGTGGACCTCGACGGGCGCCGGGGCGACCGTCACGGGAGCCGGGGCCACGGTGACGGCGGCGGCGGCCGGGTGGACCTCGATCGGCGCGGGGGCCCGCTCGACGGCCGCGCGCACGACGCTCACCAGCTCGGACATCTGGCGTCCCTGTTCGACGAGGGCCTCACGCAGGGCGGCCTCGGCGGGCGTCGGGCCGACCGCCGGCGGCGGGGCGGGCAGTGCCGTGGGTGCGGCGGGCCGCTCTAGGGCGGCCTGGACCGCCACGTGTAGTTCGGCCAACTGGCGGCCCTGCGCGGCGACGAGCTCGCCGACGGCCCCGGAAGCCGCAGCGGCGC